GATCATCGCGACCCACCACGACCACCCCTGGGCCCTCAGGGAAATGGCCGTGGGTCATAACTACGGAAAGTCGTTCTAATGCCATTAGGTAACTACGTAAGAAAGAAAAAGAAGACTAAGAAGAAGAGGAAGTAGCGCTAAGCTACCCACAGACTTTTGATGTCTGTGTCTTCTATCAAGTCCGCATAGCTGTCGTTTGTCGTGCTCGCATCGGCATGGCGTAGGAACTTCTGTGAAGTGTACAAACCCTCCGTGCTAGCTATATACGATCCGAACAGCTTCCTGAGCTCGTGCAAAGGAGATGAGCGATCCCAACCTATCTCCTTTAAAGCATCGATGGCTTCGCTGTATATAGGTCTTCCATTGTCCGCCCGATTCTTGATCAGATAATCATCACCTTGCGACTTGTTGATTATGGAAGCGGCTACGGTTTTACTACCTTGAACGAAACCCTCGTGTCCGCCCTTGGGTCGAAAGTCTAGCTCGGCAGTGATCTTAGCTCGAGCAAATTTCCCCGACATATCAAACCAGTCAGATCGTGCATGGAACGACTCATTCCGTCGGAATCCAAAATGTAGAGCTAGCCCTAGAAGAACATACAGATCTCCGTCGGATTGCTGCCAGAGCTCGAACGTATCCTCAATCAGTTTCATGGGGGGTAAGCGGTACTGTTTCTTTAACCCCTTGTAGTTCTCCAGACCCTTGATTTCATCGACGAAAGACAAATCGTACCCGTCGTATATTCGGGGTCTTGTGAACAAAGCTTTGAGCTGCCTTGCCTTGCTATTGATCGTCCTCTGACGGCTCTTGATTGCCCCCTGGTCGGTCAATCCCTCAAGCTGGAGCTTTCTGTACTTGTTGAAAAACTGGAAGGTGAGACGATCCATCTCGAAATCATCCACGTTCTTCTTCTTGGTAACCTTGCGAACTACCGCTCGCAACGAATCGCAATAGTCTTTTGCGGTGCTCTCAGCTAGCCCAGCGGCAACGCGATTTTCCTCGAATCGATCGAGAATCTGTCGAAGGGTAGGGACGGGGTCTTTTGATGTCGCGAATTTCTTGCGGTCGAACATCTCGATAACCTCCCTTAGTGGATAGAGTATGAGGTGACCTCGTATCTGATCTGCCAGATCCAGAGCCTCCCTTTTATCTAACCCTAGCGGGAAGTAGCGGGTCTTCCCGTCTACATTGCATTGATATGTCCAGGTACCTGCTTTGGATTTTCTATATATCCGGGTACCACGTTTCGATTTGGCACCTATTCGGCACCGAGGTGGTGTGTGGTTCATAGTATTATATGTAATACGTTTTTTCATTTTGTCTAGGGTTTTTGCAGAAACCCGTCATATAAGCCGCCTCAGCCCGTAATTTTGAATCCAGCGCGTCTACCAATTCCGCCATCCGGGCATCTTTTTGATTATTAACGACTTGACTAACGGGTCAAGCGATGTTATACGTGTAATACGGCATGATGGCACCTAATTGACACAGAGTCGAGCATAATTATGAAAGAGTGGTTAGAGGGACAAAAAAGAATTGAGAGTAACCTGATCGAGGCGGTCGGGATTCAAGCAAAGCAGATAGCGGATGATCTCGTACCTCAGGTGAGGCTCTGCGCTATGGAGAACGAAATGACGGCAGACATATTCCTGAAAGTCCATTTCGAGTTTAATGATGACAAAACGGAAGTCTGGTCTGAGGGGGCGGTTCAGTTCCCTCCGAAACAATCCGTGTCAGCACTGTTTGAGCTAAGCGATGTCGAAGATTCTGGAGAAGCTGGGACTGACAGCTGAGGAAGTCCGGGCGTCCTTCGGTGTAGATGAGCCGGAGAAGGACGAGCCTGAGAAGAACTACCTCTTCAGACAAGATCAACACAGAATGCGGCATCGTATGAAATTCTGGGACGGGATGGTGTACGCAAGATATCTTTCAGGGATGCACCCCTCGGCAATAGCTGGGTGTCTCGGAGTCTCGGAAGAGACCGTACGGGTTAGGCTTAGAAAGAACGGATTTTTCGCTAAGATTTGAACACTTCCCAGTTGTCTTTGAATCTAGCATATTTCGACTGCGACTTCTCGTAGCTCGGATAAAACCACATACTTACGCAGCCTTCAAGCTCTAGGCACGGGACCAAGTACCAGTTTTTAGTCGGAGCGATATAGCAAGCGACCACGTCTACTTTCGTGCAATCGATCGGAGTCTTGGAGGACTTACCCGTCCCCGCTATTATTTTGTAAGAGTCGTGGCTCTTTCCAGATTGTCTACTGTTAACGGAGGTCCCCTTGCATTGGACGCGGTATATAGTTCCGGCAGAATTTACTACCATGCAATCGACTGGCAAATCGTCTCCGGCGGGGATGAATAGATCCAACCCCCGATCAAGAGCTTGAGCGAAGAAGTTGTACTCCCAGGCAGTGCCTAAGGTCTTATTAGGAGATTTGCCAGCCATACTGAACCTTGGTTGATCGCTTAACCCATGAGAACCCCTTCGTCAGCATATGGCTTAAACCCCACCCTAACTTCTTTGGGGAAACCTCTTTCAATAAGATCCGATTAGCTTCGTTGGCGGACAAAACCACCATGAGCTCCGAACTCGTTCCCTCCCAAGTGTCCTCCTTTAAGGTTCTCCGGAACATCGACATAAGCTCGATGATGTGGGAGTAACGACTGTCAGCCTTGGCTCTCTCCTCGAGATCCTTGTTTATGTATGCCCGTACGCCAAAACGTACGTCCTTCCTCTCATCCGGAATCTCGTAAGCCTTTAGCCAAGCGGCGAAGGCCGGAAGCTCTGCCTGAATCTGCTGCTTAATACCGGGCTCGAAATCGAACCCGTCGTTGCATTTGAAAACCATGAGCTTATCTTTGATCGACATGTCCAGGTCGGGTAGTAGACGCATGGACACGGGGTCATCATTCAGGGTGCAACTTATCCTACCCCTCCAGAATACCCGTCCTGACTTCTTAAACTTGCCGTTGATCAAAAAGGTGTCGTTGGCTATGTGCTCCTTCAAACGGGCCGTGAAAGCCGTGTGCATGGCGCTGGAGGCCGTAGGAGCCTCATCGTCTACGAGCCACATGCCGTACTCAAAGAGATGATCAGTCCACTCTGATTTACCTGTTAAATAGTCGGAGGCCTTTATCCCGCCTCCAAAAAGGCCTCCGAGAACCACGGTATTATATAGAGTCTTACCGCAGTTTGGTGGACCGACTAAGAAGTGGGCATGACCCCGCTTGGGGCTTCCCTTGAGCGCGTTCTGGTATGAATGCGCCAGCCAGTCCATCTCATGCTTATACTGCTCCTCCCCGAGCATATGAGCCATCCACCTGTTAATAGTGGGGAAATCTTCCTCACTAACCTCCCCATCCATGGGAGTTATCGGTACAACCCGCGCCGTGTTGAAGTATGTCTTGTTCTCGTACTTCACTATAGGTGACTTGACGAAGCAGAAAGGTAGCCCTGCTTCGACTCGCTTAGCCGTGTTGATTTGAAATAGCGCTCTCTGAGCCTCCGATACATTCTCATTCCGTCCCTGACGAGAGGAGAGATCGTGCCGGCAGCGGAGGTCGAGAAGACACTCGTCCTTGGTATTGATAAAGAAACCGCCGGCTCCGTCTTGAACAAAGTAATTCCGTCCATCGTACCAGTAAGAATCGATAGCGGCTCCGATTCGCCCGACCTCGAACTCGCGAACGAAAGCGGGGGAGAGAACCTCGGCCCAGGTGTAGAAGCCTTTGGACATGTTGAATGCCTGCATCCCCGTATCCCGCACGATTGTAGAATTAGTGCTCCTGTGATCTCCGCCTGGATCCCAGAATGTCGGGCCTCGAGCGCCTTCTATAAATTCCCCAGGCCATCCATGATCGGGCCAGCATTTCTTAACCTCTTCGAATACCACATCGAGTGGTATCTCCGTGCCGTTGCTCCGAAAATCCGTGGACTTGGATTCCTCAAACTGCCAATAGAGCAGTTGCTCCTGAGGGACCTCGGCGTCGGGCACTACGGGACGCCAATCAAAACCGTGAAGCAGGTAGTGCTGCTTCTTGAAATTACCCTCATCAAAGCCAGCGATCATTCGCTCGAGCTTCATCTCCTTCATCAGGCGACGTAGGAATCGCTCGCGCCATTGATTTCCGTGAACGAAAACCGGCTCTTCAAAAAACCACACGGCGTGGACACCGCCGGAAAATGATCGGGAGATGTAGTTAACAGGGTAGGGGCCGTCGATCAGTTTCGTGACCGCCTTCTCGTAGTCATCATCGTCAAGATCGGTATCCCAGTCAGCGCACACCCCGTGCAGATACCTCATTGGGTTCTGCGAGCTCACCCGTCTGTTGGGGTCAAGCCCCTCGGCTGCTGAGTATGCTAGGTACTGAGTACTCGGCCTAGCGGCCCAATCCTTATATCTCCTGGCCCGCACATCAATGCTCGAGCCTTCAAATTCAGGTAGTTCAAAATCAAGATCCCAAGGTTTGTTCTTACTGACCTGCGACGCCGCCAGATTGGGTATTGAAAATAGATCCATAGTATAATATCTCCTCCATCACACGAACTGCTGACATCTCCAAGTCGGAGACATAACAGCTAATATTTTTAATTTCATGGTCGATCAATTCGAGTGGTATTCCCGCTTCAGATGAGTGGGTATCGACCATACCCAACTCCTGACCTGTGCGAGTTACCTTTATTATTTTCCCGCCTTTATCTCGGATCATCTCAGCTTCGTTTGGGAACCTGACATCATCGAGCACGATCATGTCATTAGGTTCTACTCGAGCTTCGATTGCCTTGACCCAGACATCCTCGCAAACCATGTTTCTCGCGAATTCGGTACCCAATAGCTGTAATAGCTCGCGTGGGCTTTTCCCTCCGAATCGCTCAAGTGGTTTCTCTTTGAGATCAATGTTGAATATCTCCTCCTTGGTCACGCCCATCGCCATGAGCATTTCCTTTAAGGGAGTGGCAAAGGACAGTGTCCGATAACCAAACTTGTCATTCAAGATTTCAGCGACTGTGCTCTTCCCAGAGCCTTTGCGTCCAGCTAGTCCTATAATCATTTGCAGTACTCCTTTGTTATGAAAGCCTCAGCCTCAAGCGGGACGTTCTTCATCCACTCCGGACCTTGGCTCATTAGCTCCTGTATGTCCGCCTTTGCATGCAGAGCGTAAGCATCCTCGACTTCCACGACCACTTCGTCATGGACGTGAAGGACAACACGAAATCCGGCATCGGCAATTTGGTTCATGCAGTAGGCAAAGCAATCCCGAGCCAGCGCTTGAATTGTATTCTGAAAGATGTTCGCCCCATAGGATTTTGTCCTGCGGATGCTACCTTTCTGGGTTGCAACGGTTACCCCGTCTGGCTCGTGGCGGCACCGGAAATACTTAAGTTGGCGACCACTAGATATGTCTATGAGTAGGTCACCCCCTTCGTTAGCGGTATCTTTGAGTAGGCCGTCGTAGCCCTTCCACCAGCGGATGAGCTCACTGTTCTTGTTCCGAAAGTCCATGACCTGAATCCACGCATTTACCCACTGGCGTCGCTCATCGACAGGCAGGCTAGGGTAGAGGGTCGCCTTGGCCGGCATGTACTTGGAAGCGTACTCAAGGAAATCAACCTCGTCCGATCGGCTAAAATCCATATCGAGAATTTGCTTCTGACCATACGCCGCAACCGTATCGGCGAACTTAGCCCAGCCTGAGCCGTACCCCAACTGGAGAACACGAACTTTTGCGAGGGTGTACAAATCTGGATCCTCCTCCTTAAGTTTCCCCCCTGTCCAACCCATGGTCATGCGAGCGTGAGCCTCGTAAATGCTCATCCCGCCTCTGATCGCGTCCAGGGTATCACTATCACCTATTTGGAAAGCGGTCATTCTAGGCTCAATGTTGGCAAGGTCGGAAACGATATAACTATAACCCTCTGGCGCCGTAACAATCCGGCGCACATTCACGCCATTGACAGTATCCCTAGGAAGATTCTGAACATTAAGTCCGCTATCTCCCGACCACCTGCCGGTAACGTCAGCGCCCCAATACTTCAAATTGTATGACATCCTATCCTCAGGCGTGAGCCGATCTTCCATAGATTGCAGTCGTGCAATCTGGTGGTTGATGCGGTTGTAGAGTTGCATGTAGACCACGAAGTTCAATTTCTCTCCGTGCTCCTTAAGCCAATCCTTGAGCTCTTCGCTGTCCTTTGCGAGTGACTTGGGTGGTTCAATGCCAAGCTTGCGACACTCAATCGCCAAAGCTTTTTTGGAGTAAACCACATACTCCTTCTTGGTGTCGGGATCAATCTGCCCGAACCAAGGGAGATTCTGCTCAGCCTCGTGCTTCTGTTCCAAGAGGTGTCTCTTGGACTCCATAAGCTTATCGATGTCCAAGCTGAAACCCTCGAAGGCCATCTTCCTTGTCATCCGGCTGAGCTTACGCTCCTCCTCAGGCCAATCTGCACTGAGGTTCTCCCAGATCTGATAAGTGTACTTCGCATCGTTCAGCGCGTACTCCATGACCTCTTTGGATTCGTCAAGAGCGATGAGATCCTCCCAGGTCTTACCCTTCATGTTCTCCCGTACTTCCTTGTCCATCTCGACCCCGAGGATCTCCTTGGCGGCGCCCTTCAAGTGTCGTTGGTATTGGAAGTACACGCACATATCTGCGGAGCACTCCCATGTAACCTGGATACTAGGTATCTTGCCCTGCTCCTGACAGCGCTCGAATACGCGCTGATCAAAGCTGGCGTTGTGAGCGATGAGTGTGAACCCGTCGATCCGCTTCCAATCAAAGTCTCCGAGCTCGCCTACGTACTGAAAATCATCGCAGTAGATCGATACCATATAGGCGTCGAACTCCGGGTGATTTACGTACTGGTAAGTGGATACCCCCCGGATTGAATAATCCTTGGAGTAATAAGTTTCAAAATCTAATGCAGCTACTTTTTCCATGGTGTGTATATGTTAAAGTCATCGCGGTGCGGTAATGGGGGGCCGGGACAAAAAGAAAAAACCCGGTCCCCCCACACACACCACAGAGAGGGTCAGCAGTATTCTGCTAACCAATCTGCAAATTCCGGAGTGTTCCTACTGCCCCTACGAATCTTGGGAACGTGAACGGCCTTGCCACCAAAGCTCTGCTTCTCAGTGTTGAGAAGGAAGCTTCCGTTTCTCAGTCCGTCACGGTAGTACATCCTTGCAGCAGTAAAGATAGGCACCGCTGCCCTTTTGTACGCCGTTCCCTTGATACGCCAGAGGGCGAAAGCGTAGTTCGCTCCGTCAAAATCAAACGGGAATACCTCAGGGTCTTCACCCTTGATGCAGATAAGAGCGTCAGCTATCGGGAGCCAATCAGGCTTCTGCCCGTTGCTACCCCACTCAAAAGATCCGCCAATCTCAACTGCTTTCTCTTTGGGAACGATCCTTGGAATCTCGCCTGAGTCCCAATCAACGTTCTCCTCGAACATCTTCCCTATACGGCAGACGGTGAATTCCACCGGCTCCGTTCCATCACTGATGAGGCTCTCCCCATCAAGGACGATCTCGCCCTTCTTGTAGTTCTCAGAAAGGTTGCCCATCCCTTGAACGATTTGTAGACGAGGAAACGAGATATCGGATGCGTCAAGGTCACCCATGACTCCGGATCCTGTTATCGCAAGGGCTCCCGTCTGGGGTGCTCCTTCTACGATATCTCCCGCAGCTTCCGCCACAGCTGTCGTTTCACTTGTCTCTTCACTTAGTGCTTTTTTCGCCATTTTTCTGTATTGTCTTTCGTTTGTTTTACTTGTTCCGCAAATGTATAACATGCGGGTTAAATTTTTTTACCTCTTCTTCCTGAGGTAAGGACTGCGGTCCCTATTCTCCTCGGCAGGCAACACCCCGGCACTCTCGAGCTCTTGCTCTATTCTGCCCCGGGCATTCTTCTTCTCCCCGCGAGGGAGCTTGCTTCCGTAGATCTTAGCCAGCGCGGTGATTGATACCGAGCATACCTCCATGAACTCCTCCGGTGTGAGCAGATGCTCCAGGGCATCATAAGCATCCTGACCGTTCTTGATCTTGAGACTTGCGTTTCTGAAGTGCAGATCGTAGCCCGGGATTTCAAGACCTTCCTCGATAGCTAACTTCAATGCCTGACGCTTGACGGCTTCGGCCCATCGATCAACCACCTGAGATACGTTAAGCATCTTGCTCAACATGTCCGGGTCTAGGATCTCGGCGGGTTCGTAGCTACCCCACAGATTAAGCTCAAAGTCACCCACCGCTTTGTCATATTTCTTGGCGATGGGTAGGAGCTTATCAGACAAGGCCTCACAGGTAAGCTTGTGTTTGCAGTAACGACAGCCCTCGGTGTTTGGTCGAAGGTCGGGAGTCTCTTGGGTCGCAAGCTCTACTATCAGACTTATCCGTAGCCGGATGTCTTCCATGTCGGCGCGGGTATAGTCGTGAGTAAAGACCTCATCCCGACGAGGGATTATGAAGTGGACGGTAGCTGTCTCAAGCTCGGGGTACTTGTCCATGACTCCGAGCAAATAGGCCTGCCCCTGGATGTTGATGTCGGCATCATCGATGGCTCCACGCCCGAACTTAAAATCGACTACATCGACATGCTTCCCGGTTATGATTACCCGATCGACGGTTCCGAAGATCTTCTCGACGATTTTTTGCGCTACTGCTTCTCTAGACATCCCATACCTCCTGATCACGAACTAACAATGCCTGGAGCTGCTCATTCATTCTGAACATATAGATCGGGATGCCCCCCTCCTCGGTATCAATTAGCACCGAACCTTCAGGTTTCTGAACCGAATATCCTGTAATCTTTCTAGGGTTCTCCAGCATCATAAGCTCAAATTTCTGTACCGGGTTGTCGGTACTCTGACGAACTGCCCCCTCAATTATCGCCATAGCGGATTACCACCCTCAATTCCTTGTGTACCTCGTCGGCCTTATTCTCCATAGGCTCGAGGTAATCGAGGCAGGAGATCACGGCACGAAGCTGTTCCTCATCCAAACCCTCAAGATTACCCGTCTCGGCCGCCGAATGAAGCTTGGTGCCTTCCTCTGCCCATATGTTGGTTTCGTTTGATGACCGATAACCCGGGCAAATCTCTACGTACTTGAGCGTAGACGGCCCAAGAACATGATGTTCTTCAGGAGTCGCCACTGTCTCTTAGGAGTGCTTGGATTGCTACGCCCATGCCAGCCATCGCCTCGTACATGTTCCTTATCTCCGATTGCAAATCGCTAATCTGCTTCTGCATGAAGGCGTTGTACTTGATGATCGCGTCATCGGTCTTGCTACGCTTGAAGTAGTTGTCGACCCCCTCCTGGGCGGAAGTCTTCCGGAGTATCTCTATGTTCTCGAGAAGGGACGCGTAGTAATTTATCAGCTCCTCTTTCGTTTCCTCAGGAAGGTCGTTGATATCGTCGACTTTTCGGAATTTGCGATTTAAGGGGTCGGGGTCGTGCTCGGGTTCAAATTTCATATGGTGTGTGGGTTTTGGTGTGTGGTTTTTGTGGTGTGCACTACAAAAGTAGCACATATGTAATACAATTCAAGTTATAAATACGGTCTCTTGATCTGATCCTCCTTGGGGGGCGCTTCCTTACTGGGATTGCGCTTGGAAAAAAATCTTCGGACAAGGGTCAATGGTCGAAGGACGAAGGCTAGTATCTTGTTTTTCATAGTAAATAGAGGGGGCTTGTTACTGATGTTAGATTCCACTCAAACACCAACCCCCTTAAAGGTTACGGTCCGATGCGCCAGAGTCTTCCAACAACCCACAGGGTCAGGAAAACGGATGTCACTTGGATGATCCAGTTGGTGATACCGCTCATGGCGATTTGATTGAAGCCGTGCCAAAAACCCCACCCGAATGTGAATACGAACCATCCGGTCCAGAGCTTGGCGAGTTGTGTGTTTGTCAGTGTAGTAATCATAGTATCGGATTCATCTCATCGTCATTGATGAGATCTAAATTGTTAAGCTTGGCTCGCACCGCCTTGCATACGCGCATCTCAACGGTATCGCTGGCGAAGACGAGCTTCTGAATGCTAGGGCTTTTACCCGTCGCGCGGTGGACTCGGCCGAGCGCCTGTCTGAGGTCGATCGCCGAGAAGGAAGGTGATATTAGGGCCACGCGTGGATACGTGCCTTCTTCATCGTGCAGACTCAGTCCGGTACCCCCCGCTTGAGTCATGCATAAACAGATGCGGTTCTCGTTACTTTGGAACTTGCGTACCTCCATATGCCGAGTGCCCTCATCTTGTGCGCCGTACACCATTGAGATACCGCATACCCCAGACAGTCTCTTCAACAGTGCTTCCAGCGTGGCCCTAAAATTCACAAAAATTACAACGGAATTACCTTCCTCATGAGCATCTCTCGCCAGCTCCTCAAAGACCGGAACCTTCAGTAGTTCGACCTCCTGTCTGGCTCTGAGTTGAACTGTCAAAGGCAAATCCTCCTCGGGGTTTTTAAGTTGCTCCAGTTCGGCCAGCTCGGTGGCCATCTCCTTGTAAATCGCATCGACCTCGTCATTCCGTCCGAGATCGTAGCCCTGGGGGACAATCATGGTTTCCGGAAAGGTGCCGGGGGGCAGGTCCCTGATGCTTATCCTGCTCCCCCGACCCTGTTCGTATATGTGCTCATGGATCTTTTTCAGGACGGTCTTGAAACCCTGAAAAACAAGCCCGCCGAATGTTCCCTTCTTGCACCCATTCTTCAAGCACCACTTCCACCAATCGTTACTGTTATGCATATCAAGAACGTAACCCAACGCTCGCATTTCAATAGGATTGGTGCAACTGGTAGCCCCCAAGCACAGGGTAGGAATACCTCCGGTCTTGGCGGCAATCATCAGCTTGCTATTCTCACTCTTGTGACTCTTGCAACGATGATCCTCGTCGAAAATTATTATGTTTGTTTCAGGCAAAATGTTTGTGAACTCACCGTGGTAACGACCCTTCTTCTTATACCAAGGGCTCTTGCCCAGGCGGATCTTCTCGTAGTTGATGACCTCAAAGCCGGTGAACTCGAACTTCTCAGCCCACTCCCTCCATGAAGGGACAACGGCCTTTGGACAAATGACGAGGGGCGTAAGTCCAAGGCGGCGGGCTAGGGTAAGCGCAATGATTGTCTTACCCGTACCCGTGTCGCTACCATCCTTCGCATAGCCGAAGTTACGCATCGCGAATTCCAACTTGTCGCAATGCTCCTTCTGCCAATCGAATAGCTCAGGAGGGCATGTATATAGTTCTGTCTTCTCCACGGTGATCATCCGCTATTTGTAGCCAATCGTGTTCGTTTAAATTCTCCCGCTTGTTCATCGCCTTGAGCCGGCGCCACATCTTGCGTATCCCAGCTTCTTCGATCTGCCTGACACGCTCGCGACTGACCCCCATGATTTCGGCGATCTCTTGCAAGGTATAGGGTCGCTGTGACTCCGGGTCATACCAGTGCTCCTTACCCTCGATGACGGTGGAGCGTAGCCCTTGCATGAATTCCCTGAGTCGATGGTCGGCATCCGTAGAATCTTCAAGCGTGTTGTTACGCGACGAGGTCTTGGACGGCTTCCTTGAACCGTCTAAGCTTACGAATTTCTCTGTCCTTCGAGTCAAATTCGTTGCGCAGTATCCTTTGAGCGAAAGCTTCGAGGTCTTCAACCGCGATCTCTCTTGTCGAGAAACGCTGTCCGCAAGAATTGCACTCTCGTCTTCTTCGCCTATACCCTTGACCATCAGCCCCGCTCTTCGTTCCCGTCTTGTCTCCGCATGTCGGACATTTCACGAGCGTGGCCCTTTTACGGCGTGACCGTAGTCGTAGCCGAACAGCCCGCAGTACTTCTTACCTTTTTGCTCGGCTTCATCCGGGCTCTTGCAACTAAACGTCACGACTTGTTCGTTTTGGGTGGACATGATCGCGTAGTCGTAGGCGCGAGGGGAATTATACCCCCCGGCCTTACGACCCTGCGTCACTCGCTTTTTTCCTGTGGCAGCTCTTTCCATACGTTCTCCGTAAGTCCTTTGATGATTGATTCGAGATGCTCGCGAACGGCATCGGTTTTCTCCGCATGCGTAGCTCCGGGCATGGCGTGATCGGCAATGTGCCGTGTCATGTCGAAGCCGACGGATATCAAGGCGTCAGCCATGGTATCTATGTCAACCTTGCCCTGAAGCTCCCGGCACAGCATGTCGATTGCCTCGAATGCCAGCTGGGCTTCGGCGGGGAATTCCCCCTCCTCGGTTTCTTCCTTCTCTATAGTGTCAGTATCTGTAGTCATTATATTTCTCCTCCGGGTTCGAATGCTTCCGGATAGAATTGGTCAGCCGGATAGCTTGCGTGTTTATTAAGTAGATCGATGATGCCAGCCTTCTTGGTATCGATGACCACGGTCAGGGCGCGAACGCTGTGATCGCCATCGATGACATGACCGGACCGATGTCTCGCGACCCATACCCGATTGGCTTCGGCTTTACTGGTGAACCATTCGTATCCGGCATGAGTGCCGTCTCCGTCGGTATAAGAATTTTGGTAGATTTTCATGCTGTGAGTTTCAATACTTGTTCAAGTGTTCGGAATCCGATGCCGTTGGTGTCGGCGTAAGCCCTGACCGATTCTTCGCTTCGGGCCAAAAGCACCATCTTGCGGAAGGTGTTCGGGTGGTCGAAGACGCGACCGTATATCAGGTAGGCGCTATAGGGCGGATCCGTATAACGGTGCTCGATCATTTCGTGGTCAATATTACCAACGACCCGGTCGAGACTGATTCCTCGCCCGTCAACGGTCTCGCTAATAAGAATGACGTCATGCGCTCTTTGAATCTCGAGCTGTTCCTCGTAGTATGTGGTAATTACACTCATCACTCGTACCCTTTCTGATGTTCCATGTCTACGCATGGCTCGGGGTCGGGCAGGCTGTCAAGCAGGTCGCCGAAGGTCTTAGGTTTTTCGACCAGGGCTACCAGTTTGTTTAAAGCCTGGGTGATGTCGGACAGGTGCTCGTTTAATTGGATGAGCTCTCCAGCTATATTTTCTGATGTCATATATGGTGTGTGGTTTTCAGGATTAGGGCGGGCTCATTGCAGTGAGCCTATTCCGCCGATTTGAACCACCACCGTACGACAGTGTTTTACATATGTCAAACGGAAAAAGAGAAAAAGTTCTAAACTCCCTTGGATCGTGCAAGTCTCTCTATTATAGCGCCTCGCAGCCCGGCATGGAGCAGATCGACGTTATTAAAAATCTCCGATCCGTAAAAAACTATTTGATTCCACAGCTCCTCATCCATGTCCAGCTCCAGATGATGAGAACGGGGCGCACCCTCCTCGGCATCAGGATCCCTGACCTTGATCACACGGATCATCCCGACAATCTCATTGCCGTCCCCATCAGTCATGCTGATCGTTTCACTATTTTGCGCTTTCACGCTCTCAGTACTCGATTTACTCATAAAAATCATTCTCACCCATGAATACATGCACCGGTGTCTGCTCCCCCACGCGCGCGCATTCTATATTAAACCAAAAGAAATCCTCCGCATCCTCACGGCTCATCTCGTCCCGTGTCATCAAGACGCTCAGG